ATGATGGGATCAACATCAAATGCTTTAGATAAAGGAGGTGAAAACTTTAAAAAGCTTTACTATGATTCTGATGTTACTAAGCGTAATTCAAACGGTCAAACAAAAAGCGGATTATATAGTTTGTTTATTCCTATGGAATTTAACATGGAGGGGTTTATTGATAGATATGGAATGCCTGTTTTTTACACTCCTGAAAAACCTATAATTGGAATAGATGGGGAAATGATTACTCAAGGAGCTATTGATTATTGGCAAAACGAAGTAGATTCTTTGTCTAGTGATCCAGATGCGTTAAATGAATTCTACAGACAATTTCCTAGAACAGAATCTCATGCTTTTAGAGATGAAAGTAAACAGTCTTTGTTTAATCTTACTAAAATATATCAGCAAATTGATTATAATGATTCTTTAATGATAAAGCAGCATATGACTCAAGGTTCTTTTTCTTGGCATAATGGTGTTAAAGATACAAGGGTTATTTGGACTCCTGATAAAAGAGGAAGATTTTTTGTAACTTGGATACCTGAGAAATCATTAAGAAATCATGTTGTTATAAAAAACGGAAAAAAATATCCTGGGAACGAACACATTGGATCTTTTGGTTGTGATTCATATGATATTTCAGGTGTTGTTGTTGGTAAGGGATCTAACGGTTCTTTGCATGGTATGACTAAATTTAATATGGATACAGCTCCAAGCAATGAGTTTTTTTTAGAGTATATTGCTAGACCGCAAACAGCAGAGATTTTTTTTGAAGAAGTTTTGATGGCTTGTATATTTTATGGTATGCCTATTTTATGTGAAAACAATAAACCAAGATTATTGTATCATTTTAAAAATAGAGGTTATAGATCTTTTAGTATAAACAGACCAGACAAAACATTTAATAAGCTTTCTAAGACAGAAAGAGAGTTGGGTGGAATACCTAATTCTAGTGAGGATGTAAAGCAGTCTCATGCTTCTGCTATAGAGTCTTATATAGAAAAACATATTGGTTTAGATTTAGTTGGAAATTATAGAGATCCTGATGACATGGGAATAATGTATTTTCAAAAAACATTAGAGGATTGGGCAAAGTTTGATATAAATAATAGAACAAAATTTGATGCCTCTATTAGTTCAGGTTTAGCTATAATGGCTAATCAAAAACACCTATACACACCAGCTAAAGAAAAATCAAAAATAAGCATTAACTTTGCTAGATATAACAATAAAAATTCTATTAGTCAATTACTTAAATAAATGAAAGACGTAAAAATACAAGTTAACTCAGCTGCGTTTCCAGATCAATTTGCTTCTGATTCGGTAAAAGACACTATGGAGTATGGGTTGCAAATAGGACAGGCAATACAGTATGAATGGTTTAGAAGAGATGGAGGATCTTGTAGGTTTTATTCTCAATGGGCAGAGTTTAATAAATTGAGATTGTATGCTCGTGGAGAGCAGTCTATTGCAAAATACAAAAACGAAATTTCTGTTGATGGAGATTTATCTTATTTAAATTTAGATTGGACACCTGTTCCTATTATTCCTAAATTTGTAGATATTGTTGTAAACGGTATGAATGATAGGCTTTTTAAAATAAAAGCTACTGCTCAAGATGCTATGTCTGCCGAAAAGAGAAATCAGTTTCAAGAAATGATTCAAAGCGATATGATTGCAAAACCTTTGTTGCAACAGATAAATACTGACTTTGGAGTTGATGCTTTTCAAACAAGCGAAGATGAGTTGCCTGAAAATGATCAGGAGTTAGAGCTTTTTATGCAAATGAATTACAAGCCAGCTATTGAGATAGCTGAAGAAACTGCTATTGATACGATATTTTCTGCTAATCACTATAACGAAAGTAGAAAAAGAATTGATCTTGATATTACTACTTTAGGGATTGGTATTGGTAAACATATGTTTCTTCCTGGAGATGGTGTGAGGGTTGAGTATTGTGATCCAGCAAATATCGTTTACAGTTATACTGAAGATCCTTATTTTAAGGACACTTTTTATTGGGGTGAAATAAAAACAGTTCCAATTACAGAACTTATAAAAATTGATCCTACACTTACTAATGATGATTTAAGTGAGATTTCTAAATATAGCCAATCATGGTATGACTATTATGATGGCGCGGCAGCATACAACAACAGTATGTTTTCTAGAGATACCGCTACTTTGCTTTATTTTAATTACAAAACTACTCATTCTTTTGTTTACAAGAAAAAGAAAATGTCTGATGGAACATTTAAAGTAGTTCAAAAAGACGATCAATTTAATCCACCACAGGAAATGATGGATGAAGGAGATTTTGAGAAAGTGACTAAAAAAATTGATGTTTGGTATGATGGTGTGATGGTTATGGGTACTAATATTATGCTTCAGTGGAAGCTAGGAGAAAATATGGTAAGACCAAAATCTTCTAGTCAATATGCATACTCTAACTATGTAGCTTGTGCGCCTAAAATGTACAAAGGATCTCTAGAGTCTTTAGTTAGAAGGATGATTCCATTTGCAGATTTAATCCAAATGACTCATTTAAAAATACAACAAGTTGTTTCTCGTGTTGTACCTGATGGTGTTTTTATAGATGCAGATGGATTAAATGAGGTTGATCTTGGAACAGGTAACGCCTATAATCCTGAAGATGCTTTAAGGCTATACTTTCAAACAGGTAGTGTTATTGGTAGAAGTTATACTGGAGATGGAGAGTATAATAACGCAAGAGTTCCTATTCAGCAATTAACATCAAATAGTGGCGCTAGTAAGATGCAAATGCTTATTACTAACTACAATCATTATTTAGATATGATAAGGTCTGTAACAGGCTTAAATGAAGCGAGAGATGGATCTAGTCCTGATCCTAATTCTTTAGTAGGTGTTCAAAAATTAGCAGCTTTAAATTCTAATGTAGCTACTAGGCATATTTTAAATGCAAGTTTATACATAACAAAAACTTTAGCTGAATGTTTGTCGATTAGAACAGCAGATGTTTTAGAGTACGCAGACTTTAAAGATGAATTTGCTATGCAGATTGGTAAGTATAACTTAGGAATACTTGAAGATATTAAAAATCTATACTTGCATGACTTTGGTATTTTTATAGAAATGGCTCCAGATGAAGAAGAGAAAGCTATGTTAGAGCAAAATATTCAAATGGCATTATCTAAAATGGATATAAATCTTGAAGATGCTATTGATATTAGAGAACTTGCTAATATAAAAATGGCAAATCAATTGCTAAAAGTTAAGCGTAAGGCTAAACAAGAAATGGAGCAACAGCAAAAAGCTCAAGAACAGCAAATGGCTTCTCAGATGCAAATGCAGGCGCAGAAAGCCGCTGCTCAATTAGCGCAACAAACAGCTCAAGCTGAAATGCAATCTAAAATTGCTGTTAAAGAAGCTGAAACATCTTTTGATATTCAAAAACTCCAAACAGAGGCTGAATTAAAAAAACAATTAATGCAGGTTGAATTTGATATGCAAATGCAATTAAAAGGTGTTGAACAAGAAAATATATTATCTAGAGAGGATAACAGAGAGAAAGCTAAAAAAGAAAGGATTAATCAGCAATCAACAAATACTTCTAAAATAGCAGAGCAAAAGAAAAGAAATTTAACTTCAATAAACTTTGAATCTAATGAAGATAGTTTAGATGGATTTGATTTTGCAGAATTTAATCCAAGATAATTAGCTTAAATATATAATTAAATTAATACTAACTTTGTAAAAAATTAAATCAAATGAGTTTTGAAGTAAAATCAGTTGACGTAAATGTCGAAGAAAAATCAAGAGCGCAAGTTGAAGAGACTCTTTTAAAAAAACACGAAGAGCAATTTGAAAATACAGCAGATAAACCTGTTGATGATGGAATTGATCGTGTAAATTTTAGTAGTCAGGAAACCCAAAAAATAAAAGTAGAAGATACCCCTGTTGAAGAAACAGAGGTAAAATTAGAAGAAAATGACGTTCTTTTATATATTAAGAATAGATATGACAAGGATATAAATTCTGTTGATGAATTATTTGCGGAAAAAGAGGCAAATAAAGATTTACCAGAAGACGTATCTAAGTATTTAAAGTATAAGCAGGATACTGGTCGTGGCATTAATGACTTCATAAAGTTACAAGAAGACATTGATGAAATGGAGGATAATGCTATACTTACTAGCTATTATGAATCTACCGAAGAAGGGTTGGATCATCAAGATATCCAGGACATTATCGATGATAAATTTTTATATGATGAAGATTTAGATGATGAAAAAGATATTAGAAAAGCAAAATTAGCTAAAAAACGAGAGCTTGTAAAAGCTAAATCTTTTTTGAATGAGCAAAAAGATAAGTATAAAGTTCCTCTTGAGTCAAGTGGGGATGGATTATCTAAAGATCAACAAGAAAGTTATAATGCTTACAAGAAATCAGTCGAGGACTCTAAAAGTGTTGCGGAGCAAAACAAAAAGAAGTATGAATATTTTTTAAATAAAACCGAGTCGGTTTTTAACAATGATTTCAAAGGTTTTGAATTTTCAGTTGGTGATAAAAATATTTCTTTTAAACCAGGAGATGCACAAGAATTAAAAAATCGTCAAGCAGATGTCAATAATTTTATTGGCCAATTTATGGGAGATGATGGTTTAATATCCGATGCTGAGGGATATCATAAAGCACTAGCGGTGGCTATGAATCCTGATAAGTTTGCTAAACATTTTTACGAACAAGGTGTGGCTGCAACTATAGATAATGTTTCTAGAAAATCTAAGAACATAAATATGGATGTAAGACAGCAATCACAATCAGTTTCTAAAAATGGAATAACAATTAGACCTGTTAGCAGAAGTAACGATAATGGAAAGGGACTCAAAATTAGAAGTATTAAAAAACAATAAATTTTTAAATTATGGCAGTAAATGCAACACCAGGATTTGACTTGCAGCCAAGTGCGCAACAAACTCCTTTATCAACAAATTATATAAATAACTTTGATTTCTTGAATCAATATCTTCCAGATGTTTATGAGAAAGAATTCGAACGTTATGGAAACCGATCAGTAGCATCATTCTTGAGAATGGTAGGCGCTGAAATGCCTTCTAACTCTGACCTTATTAAATGGGCAGAACAAGGAAGACTACACACAAAGTACCAGGCAGTAACTTCAGCAGGAGCCGCTGGAGTTGACAATGCTGTTTGGACTATTCCTAACAACATCCAAAACTTTAACCCAGCATTAGGCGGAACATCTAACCAGGCAGCTTTTAGAGCAGGTCAAACAGTTATGATTTCTGACAATACAGTTGGTTCTGCTTTACAGAATAAAGGGATTATTACAGTAGCTCCTACGGCTGCTAATCCAAATCAAGTAACAATTGCATATTACGAAGCAGGTGGTCAGACTATGGCTGCTGGTGTTTCTTGTGATATCTTTATCTACGGTTCTGAATTTGCTAAAGGTGTAGAAGGAATGCAAGGTTCTTTAGAATCTGACGATTACTTTTTTCAAAACAAGCCAATTATAATCAAAGACAAATATGCTGTTTCTGGTTCTGATATGGCTCAAATTGGATGGGTAGAAGTTACATCTGAAAATGGCGCAAGCGGATACTTATGGTATATGAAATCTGAGCATGATACAAGACTTCGTTTTGAAGATTATTTAGAGACAGCAATGATTGAAGCAGTACCAGCAGCAGCAGGTTCTGGAGCAGGAGATTATCTTCAAGGTGTAGGTGCAGGATTAAGTGCAGCTGATTCTTCTGGATCAGAAGGTATTTTCTATGTAGTTGGAAACAGAGGTAATGTTTTTGGCGGTGGAAATCCAACAACTCTAGCTCAATTTGATAACATCATTCAAAGACTTGATAAGCAAGGATCTATTGAAGAAAACGTTATTTTTGTAGACAGACAATTTTCATTTGACATTGACGATATGTTAGCAGCACAAAACTCTTACGGAGCTGGTGGTACTTCATATGGTTTATTTGACAATGACAAGGACATGGCTCTAAATTTAGGTTTCACAGGATTCCGTAGAGGTTACGATTTTTACAAGTCTGACTGGAAATACTTAAACGATCCTACTATGAGAGGTGGTATAAACGCAGGTGCAGTAAACGGACTTTTAGTTCCAGCTGGATCTACAACTGTTTATGATCAAATCTTAGGTAAAAACGCTAAGAGACCATTCTTACACGTTAGATATAGAGCTTCAGAAACTGAAGACAGACGTTATAAGTCTTGGATCACTGGTTCTGCTGGTGGAGCAAAAACTTCTGACTTGGATGCAATGGAGGTAAACTTCTTGTCTGAAAGAGCTGTATGTACTTTAGGTGCAAACAACTTCTTCTTATTCCAAAAAGCGTAAGTAGTTATTATTAAAAGAGGGTGAACGGTATGCAGGCAAATGTTCCCTTAGTAACCCTCTTTTTTTTTATATAAATCAAATCAAATTATATTATTATGAATAAAAAGAAACCAGAATTTAAGGCGAAAGCCTATCGTCTAACAGGAAACAAAGCGCCTTTGTCTTATATGTTATCCTCTAGACATTCAACAAGATCTCCTTTATTATATTTTGACGAAAAAGAAGGTACTAACAGACCTTTACGTTATTCAAGAAATCAAAAATCTCCTTTTGAAGATGAGCAAGATGGTAATGCTATTTTAGAACCTATTGTTTTTGAAGATGGAATGTTAACGGTTCCTAAAGAAAATCAAGTGTTACAAAAATTTCTTCATTTACATCCTAGTAATGGTAATGTGTTTCAAGAAATAAATAAAGAGCGAGATGCTAGTGCGGAACTAGAAGTTGTTGAAATGGAAATTGAAGCTCAAATAGAAGCTAAAAAAATTACAGCAGACATTAAAAAACTAACTCAAGTTTGTCGTGTATTAATGGGTAATGGAGTTGAAAACATGACATCTCCTGAACTTAAAAGAGATTTACTTGTGTATGCTAAACATAACCCAGAAGATTTCTTAGACACAATTAATGATCCTATGCTAGAACTTATGGATGATGTTCATCAGTTCTTTAATGCTACACTTTTAACTTTTAGAAATAACGGTAAAGATGTTTACTATAATCTTCCTAATAATAAAAAGAAAATGATGACTGTTCCCTTTGGAGAGGATCCTCATTTTATTGTAGGATCTTTTATGCAAAGTGATGAGGGATTAGAAGTTTATAAGCTTCTTAAAAATAAAATAAAATAAAACTTTAAGTAAACAATATTGTTTACTTTTTTAAGTACAATTTTATGTAATAGAATTGAAAATTAGCCGCCTTAAAAGGGTGGCTTTTTTTTATTATCTTTGTTTTTTATTAACCCATTAAAAACTTTTTATAAAATGGTAAAATTTCTTAAAATTACGAATGCTCCTATTACTGGTCAATTGATTAGTCTTGATGGAGTAAAAGCAGTTGCTACAGCAACAGCAACAGCAGTGGCAGTTACAATCGATTATGTTGATGGAACTACTACAACGGTAACAACAGATGCTCAAGTAGCTCACGATGTTTACGACTCTATATTAAACAATATGGAAGTAGCTTTAGCTACATCTTGGCAGAAGCCTTATTTTGAAGTGTCACTTCCAAAAGCAGTAACAAGTATAGTTAATGCATAACGCATTTAGTTAAACTATTAAAGAGAGGTTCTAAAAAAATAGAGCCTCTTTTTTTTTTGCTATCTTTGTGAAAAGAATTAATTATGCCAATAAATGATGTAAGAAATACGGTATTAGCGATAGCTAATAAAAACAACTATGGATATATTTCTCCGCAAGATTTTAATTTGTATGCACAACAATCTCAAATGGATATATTTGAAGATTACTTTTATCAATACAACGCTCAGCTTACTAAAGAGAATCAGCGTATGTCAGGTACTGGATATGCAGATATTACAAAAGGATTAATTGAGGTAATTGATTATTTTTCTGTAACAAGACCTTTGTCTTTAAGTACGACTCCTCCAACTTTAAGTAATGTCTATTATTTGCCTTCACAAGCAACTACTGGTAGTGATTATTATTTAATGAATAAAGTTTTAGTTTACACTACATTATTAGCTTCAGGGAAAACTACAGGTACTTCAGGTGGTAATAATGCGATAATAGATGCTAACGCTACGTTTATAACAAGCGGTGTAAAAGTAGGTAGTACAGTATCTTTAGTAAAAAACGGTATAACTCAATACGTTACTGTTACACAAGTTCAAAGTGAAAACAAATTAGTTACAACTGACAGCATCAACAACACTGTTGTGTGGGATGCACTTCTTATTTCTTATAATATTTATAATTCAAGTGGAATTCAAGAAGCAGAAAAGGTTACTCATAGTAAAATAACTATGTTAAATAATTCTACACTTACAGCTCCATCAATAGGTTACCCTGCTTATTTAGAAGAAGGTTTAATATTGACCGCTTTTCCAGATAGCATAAATAATATGGGTAGAGTTTTTTCTCAGTATATTAGATACCCTTATACTCCAAAATGGACTTATGTTTCAATAACTTTAGGAGAGCCTATATTTGATGCCAGTCAAGCTGATTACCAAGATTTTGAACTACCATTATCAGACGAACCTGCTTTAATAGCTAAAATATGTAAATATGTAGGTTTAGAAATTAGAGAAGCCGATGTATATGCATTTGGAACAGAGGCATTAGCAAACGAACAACAAACACAAGCATAGATGGGATATATAAATGATTACGCATATTATCAAAATTCAGGAAATAATCCTAGCGATGAAAACTGGGGATCATATCAGTACGTTTCTCTGTTTGATATAGTTAATAATTTTATGTTAATGTATCAAGGAAACCATGCTTTAATAAACAATATTGAAAGGTATCAAATTTTATTTCATGCCAAAAGAGGGATTCAAGAATTAAATTATGATGCAATGAAGGAAATAAAAATCCTTCAATTAGATGTTACATTGGATTTAAGGTTTATACTTCCTCAAGACTATGTTAATTGGGTGAGAGTTTCTGTTCACAAAAACGGAGTATTAATGCCATTGACAGAAAATATTCAAACTAATTGGTCTGGAGCTTATCTTCAAGATCATAATTCTAATATTTTATTTGATCAAGATGGAAATGTATTACGACCTCAACAATCAGAAGTTGATTTAGAGCGAATGATGCGTGGAGGAAAAAGTATTTACCTAAATGAAGGAAACGCTTATAACGGTGCTGAAGGCTATTGCTATGATGGTAGGTGGTATTTTGATTATGCTGTTGGTAGTCGTTTTGGTTTAAATACAGAAACAGCTAACTCAAATCCTACATTTACAATTGATAAACAATCAGGAGTAATTAATTTTAGTAATATTTCTAACGCAGCTTCTGTTGTTTTAGAGTATGTATCTGATGGTATGGAAAACGGAGTAGATGGAAATGTTCAAGTTAATAAATTGTTTGAAGAGTATATTTATGCTTACATTAAATATTCTATATTAAACGGAAGGCTTGGTGTACAAGAATACGTTGTGTCTAGAGCAAGAAAAGATAAGTCATCTTTATTGAGAAATGCTAAAATTAGATTAAGTAATATTCACCCTGGAAGACTCTTAATGAATATGAGAGGTAAGGACAAATGGTTAAAATAATATGCCAATAACTACAACAAACTTTATATTAGGCAAAATGAACAAGTCTGTGGATGAAAGAATTCTTCCAAAAGGACAATACATTGATGCTTTAAATATTAGATTAGGATCTACAGAAGCTACTGAAATAGGTGCTGTTGAAAATTCAAAAGGGAATGAACTTCTTGCTTCTATTGAATATGGTGGTCAAGCTTTATCTGTAGGCGCAAAATGTATAGGTGCTTATGAAGATGGCATGAGAGAAACTATTTATTGGTTTATTCATGACAAGACTAATCAAGTTGCTCCTGAAGGAAAGGTTAGTTTAATAGTTTCTTATAATACTAGCCAACAGACTCTTCAATATCATGTAATTTCAACATCTGTTTTAAATTTTAATGAATTATATTTAATTACAGGAATAGATTTAGTAGATGGAGAGTTGTTGTTTTTTACAGATGATTATAATCCGCCACGAGTAATAAATGTTAAAAGAAATTATCCTGATCCTATAGCAAATGTAGATCAGTTTACTGAAGAATTTATAAGTGTTGTTGTAAAACCTCCAGGGTTTGAAGATAGTGTTGGAAATCACATTCCTTTATCAGTTCCACAGGTTCAATTAGTAACCCTTCCAGGTAATGAGAATTATATGGAAGAAAGATTTATTTGTTTTGCTTATAGATACAGGTATATAGACAATCAGTACAGCGCTACATCTTTATTTACAAAACCTGCATTTAACACTAATGATTTTCAATTTGACACTAGAAATTACAACAATGTTGGAATGACAAATCGCTATAACGGTGCGGTTATAACATTTAGTACTGGTAATGAGTTAGTTAAAGAAATAGATTTATTATATAAAGATACTTCTTCTAATATTATTTATGTAATTGAAAGATTTAAAAAAGAAGATTTTGGTTGGGCAGACAACACGAATAAAACATATTCATTTACAAATAGTAAAATATATACTACTTTAGGATCTGATGAATTATTAAGACAATATGATAACGTACCTCGTTTTGCAAAAGCGCAAACAATAATGGGTAATCGTTTATTTTATGGAAATTTTATAGATGGGTATGACTTTAAAAGAAATAGTAATTTAGGAACTAATATTTCTTTAAATTATTCTACTTCTTATCTTAGAGAAGATCTTTCTTTTTTAAGTTTAGAACAAGGTATTCCTGAAAATGGAGTTAATTATACTATTAACCCTTCTCAGTCAACAGCAGTAGAAAATTCTAAAATAAATGTTGATATTTCTGAGATAGCTGACAAACTAAAAACAGGATCAATAATAAATTTTTCTTTTAATTTTACTCACGACAGTCTTAACGGAACTTCAAGTACAGATTGTTTTGCTGATAATGTTGAATTTAAAAATGCAGATTTTAATTTAGATATAAGTATTACATTAGAACAAGATTATTCTAGTCCTTATGATTTATTTGTTTCTAGTCAATTTCAAGATGCATTTGGAACAGGAACTTTAGCTGATGGAAGATTTTTACCTATACTTGATGCTCAAAATGGAAACTCTTTAACTGATTTATTTAATAACGCTTTATTATCTCCTGCTGTTTCTTGTGTTTTTACAAAAACCAATAGTAGTATAAATGATTCCACAACACAACAAGGAGTTACTATTACAGCAGTACCAGGGGACAATAGTTTCGATTTGCAAATTATTGCAATGAACTTTCAAAATATAGATGCTACAGATCCACTGAACCCAATAACAACAAATATTTATGAGTATTTTAGATTTGTAAGTTCTGAAACAAGTTATACTGTTGATGCAGACACAAGTAGTTTGCATAGTAATAGAGATTACGAAACAGGTATTGTTTATATGGATGATTATGCTAGAGCTTCTACTGTTTTAGTTTCAGAATATAATACCATATATATAGAGCCTGCTGATTCTGTTAATAAAAACACTATACAAGTTCAAATAAATAGTGTAGCTCCTTACTGGGCAACAAAATATAAATTTGTAGTAAAGCCAAGTTTAGCAGATTACGAAACTATATTCTCTAATTTCTTTTATATTAGACCTTCTGACAACATGATCTTTTTTAAATTAGAAGGAGATAACGCAAGTAAAGTTTCAAAAGGTCAAACTTTAATTGTAAAAAGAGATGTTTCAGGAGCATTAACAAGATTAGAAAAGTGTGAAGTTTTAGATGTAACACCAGAATCTTCAAACTTTTTACAACTTGCTGGTGAAACTGCTGAGGAAGAAAGTCAATTATCTGGACTTTATATGCAAATTAAAAATCAAAATTTTAATGTTGTTTTAACTGATGATGCAGTTGTTGAACTTGGTAATCAATTTGCTTCATCATCAACACAAGGTTGTTCTGATACACAGAGGAACATAGGGTATCCTTGTTTTATAACAGATCCAGACACTGGAACGACACTAAATTATACTATCCCAGGAGGTTCTGTTATTAAATTAAAATTTAGAGCTAACAGAAGTGAAACTGGAGCGCCAGGTGGAGCGCCTCATTATCAATGGGTGTGGGAGCAAGAATTTGTAGCAACTAAAGAATATTCTGATTTAAAGAAATGGTATGATGGTGATAATATAAATGTTGCATTAGCTCAGCCTGGAAATGTAAATGGATTTCCTTCAGATGATATAGTTGCAAGTTATGATTCAACTTATTATACGCCTTCTGTTCCAACAATTTTTAATGAATTTGCATACGCTAATAATGTTCCTTGTGAAAGATTTAAAGTTAAACTTGCTTTTTGCCAAGCTATTCCAGGAAATGAAACATCTCCATTATATTTTGGAGTGAATAGTGGTATACCTGGAGCTAACAGAGCTTTTGCTTCTGATAGACAATCATCTATTGAAGCTGATATTATTGTGTTTAGAGCTAACACTTTATTGATTTTTGAATCTGAACCATTAGATGCAGATCCAAATTTTTATTATGACGCTAGTGAAATGTTTGATATTGACTCAAACGGATTCCACTTATCTGGAGGGTTAATTGAACAAGGTGATCAAAATCAAACAAGCAGTCAAGATGCTATTGTTAATTTAAATTTTGCCGATGTTTATACTTTTGGTAATGGTTTAGAAAGTTTTAAAATAAAAGACCAATTAGCTGGAAAATCTTTTCAGTTAGGACAAAGAGTCTTAGCAGTTTCTAATCAAGATTATAAAGAAGCTGACAGGTTTGAGGGGTTAACATACAGTGGGATTTACAGTAGTAATTCTGGATCAAACAACTTAAATGAATTTAATTTAGGTTTAGTTAATTTTAAAGATTTAGAAACTTCTTATGGGCCTATTCAATTATTGCATTCAAGAAAAACAGATATACTTGTTTTACAAGAAGATAGAATATCATATGTTTTAACAAGTAAAAATTTACTATCTGATTCAACAGGTGGAGGTGTAATAACATCTGTTCCAGAAGTTTTAGGCACACAAATATCTCGTTTAGAAGAGTATGGAATTAGTTTTAATCCAGAAAGTTTTATTGCTTATGGGCCAAGCGTATTTTTTACAGATTCTAAAAGAGGTGCAGTATTAAATTTATTAGGCGAATCTAACGGTGGAGGTGCAGATTCTCTTAGAGTTATTTCTGAATTAGGAATGAGGTCTTGGTTTAGAGAAGAGTTTTATTTAAACTTAACTACTCAAAAACTAGGAGCTTTTGATCCTTATATGAATGAATATGTTTTATCATTAAATCAAACTCCTATCCCAATACCTCCAGAAGTGTTACCATGTGGTACTCAAGTAACTAGAAATGGTTTACCTGCTGGAGAAGAAATATCTACAGTTATAAATTATGGAAATTTAATAGGAACAGCTCCTATAAATTATAATGTAACATCTGGAGATATAGTTATAACTGTTCTTTGGAACGGAGTTTCTGTTACAAGTGGAAATTTATCTGGTTCAGGTGTTTATAATTGGGATAAAACTTTAAACACTCCTAATGATGCTACAATTACCATTCAAGCGATAGGAAGTCCAGCAGATTTTGTTATAAATTATAATTGTGTTGTAGGTGTTCCAATCACTGTTGTTAAAGTTGTTCTTAATTCATCTGTAGATTCTAATAAATTTATTCATGCAGAATATTTTTGGGAAAATTCAACAAATATAAGTCCTGTTGATAGTGATTTATGTGAGTTTGGAAATTCTTCGTTAGTAGCTTCTACTTTTGACATTCAACAAGGTGTTAGAGGTTTAGGTGTTTTCCCTCTTGATGGAGTAGATTTAACTATAAGATCTAATAAAATAAATTTTGATAACTATGATTGGGGATTCCCAAATGATAATTTTAAATATTTATCAAGTAACACTTTATATTCTAATACCGTAAGTGGAATTAGTTCATTATTATTAGGCGCAACTACAATACCAAATTCTAGTGTCACAAATCCTTCAAGCGGTTTGTATCAATCAGAAGTTGCAAGTTTATCTATACCATTATCAAATCAGTATTTATATTTAATATATGATTACAGAACAACATCGTGTCAACAATTTTGTTATGATGCTACAGATTTTACAGAGGCTTGTTGTGAATGTTCTATTCCATGCAAAGCGTTTCCTTGTAGTAGTATTCAGCAAGATGCATCTATAATATGTAATCAACCATTGTCAAATATCTATTATCATACTGGTGCTGGCGGAACACCTGTTGTTGGAGATTTTGTTTATTCATCAGCAATTTGCAGCAGTAGTTCAGCTGTTCCTCTTTTAGCTGGATATTATAAAACACAAGGTAATAAATATATACGAGTAACAAGTAACGGAATAGTAACAGAAGTAGTAAATTGCAGTTAAATATAATATTATGGCAACAATAGGAACATATTGTTTTGATGGCGTAAATTTTGCGCAAGCAACATCTTTATACACAGATTCAGCGCTAACTAATTTAGCTCCTGATGGTTATTATGCTCAAGGCGCAATATCAAGAAGACAGTTAAATGGTGTTTTATTAAATGCAGTTTCGTGTAGCTCTTGTGTCGATCCTTGTGGTGTAGGGGTAAATGCTTCAGTTAGTAATAATGGTCTCTTTTTCTCTCAATTTGGTTTAGGAGCCGATATTGGCGCTATTGTTGTTTATATATATGCGTATTCTACGATACCTGATGGAATATTAGCTACTTATAATTCTAATACATACAACAGACTAACTTGTTTAAACAATAATGGTAGTACAATTACCGAAAATGGAGGTTCAAATATTCCATATGCAGGGTTTAATAATCAAGGAACTGAACTTCCGACATATATAGGAAAGAATAACACAAACTTAGTGAATAATTCTCCTTATAACGTAGTGCCTGGTACTAATTGTGTGACTAGTCAACAACTTAGAGATTTTACTTTAATTAATGGAACTTATGTTGATCAAGGAACAAGTCAAATTAAAACAGTAGTTCCTACTCAAGTAGGTACTGCTGCTGTATCATATGTTTATACTATGGTTATACCTAAAACATCAGCATCACCATCTGTTTTAGATTTACAAATATTTGCTCCCATTTGTGGCACTGCTTTTAGTTATAATTTAGATTGTCCTGTGCTTTTAGATAGTTTTCAAGGATCTGCAAGTCAAGCAAATACAACTTGTGCTGCAAATGTAGCAACATATTATTTTGTTCAAAATGCTCAATGGGTGGGTGGAAACACAATAAGTCCTAAAACAAATTCAACTCCAGAAGTTGGAAATTGGGTTTTTACAACTAATACAGGATCAGCTTATTTAAATGACACTAATACAGATTTATATTACATTATAGATAATACCACTTATATTAAGGTAAAATATGGTGTTGTAATAGAAACAGGAAATTGTACTTAAAGAATAAACAATATGGCAACACCAATATCAAGTTATACATTATCTTATAATCCAGATGCGGCAGGAGTACTTTCTCAAGAAGGTGGGTGGCCATCTTTCTATTCTTTTATTCCAGACTATATGATAGGAATGAATAATTATTTTTATAGTTTTAAAAGAGGTAATTTATGGAGACATAACACAAATGAAACTAGAAATAATTACTATGGAGTTCAATATAAATCCACTATAACTAGCGTTTTCAATGTAGAGCCTACTTTAAGTATAAAGCTTTTTAAAACAATGTCATATGAGTCTACAACTACTGTGGCTGATACCAGTCAGGCAGCTTGGAGATGTGTTGAGTTAAATACTGATTTAACAGATGGTAGTCCAGGATCAATGTTTTCAACATATTTTGTTCAGAAAGAAGGAGAGTGGTTTAGTTTTTTAAGAAACAATGCTGGAACTTTAAATTACAAATCTCGTTCCGTTAACGGAATTGGAGTAGCTGATAGTATTTCAACTCCAGCGGTTGGGTTTACAACAATTAATTTTAACAATGCGGTTGGTTCAATTATTAGTATTGGAGATTCTGTTTATGCTGTTACCACAGCAGGAGGCGTAGCTACAGCTGATCCAGCTATAATAGGAGAAGTAACAGGCGTAACAACTAACAGTATTACAATTGAAGATTCAAATGTGTTGCCAGTTATTGTTGGACAGTTTATACTTTACAGTAAAAATTCAGTTGCAGAGTCTCATGGAGCAAGAGGTTATTTTATGCAATTTAAATTAGAAAATGATTCAACAGATCCTGTAGAACTGTTTTCTGTAGGCTCTAGTGTGATGCAAAGTAATCCTTAGAATTTATCTATATTTGTTATATGAAATTATCTGTACGAAAGTTAGAAGAAAAAGATTGGGAAGTTTTACCAACATGGTGGAATGAGTGGCCTAAGTGGGTGCAACCAGCAAGAGATGCATTACCTGACAATGGTTTAGGTGGTTTAATGATTGAAAAAGGTGGTATTCCTGTTTTTGCAGGATTTATATATGAAACTAATTCTAAAGGAGTTTGGTTAGAATGGATTATATCAGATCCCGAATATAGGTTATCTGATAGACAAGAAGCTTTAGAGCTTTTAATTAGTAGTGCGGAAAAAATAGCAATAGAAAAAGGATTTAAATATGTTTTATTTATAGGTAAACATAATAATCTAATTGACACTTTTGAAAAATTAGGATGGCATGTTGACCGCACACCATCATACGAATTAATGAAAAAAATACAATAACATGGCAGTAGTAACATCAGCAGTAGTAGGAGTAGCCAGTGCAGGTTTCTCAATATACCAATCTTTTGAACAAAAAGCTAAAGCTGAAAGGAAAGCTAAAGAAGGAATGGAAGCATCGGACAAATTAATAGGTGAGGCTGAGATACTTGCTGAGAAAGAAATGTTAGCAGGAGTTCAGGTTCCTTTAGATGCGTTTGAATCAGAAGCAGAGCAAACCTTACAAAATTCAAAACAAATTATAGATACGCTTCAAGATGGAGATGCTAGATCTTTAGCTGCTGGAGCAGGATCTGTAGCTGGTCAAAATAATTTAATAGCTCAAGAAGCTCGTGAAGATAAAGCATCACTTATATATGAAAATGAATTAATGAAAGCTGAAGAAAAACAAGATATAAATTCAGATTTAAAAGATTTTAAAGTAGCTCAAGCAGTTGATCAAAACCTGATGGCTAGAGATGCAGAAGAAGCTGCTGCACAGGCAACTAACAATATAGTAGCAGCTACAGGACAGATAATAACATCAGGTGCTTCTTTGGCTCCTTTGTTTCCAGGAGGAAATAAAACACAAGAGCAAAAACTTTTTGATAGACAAGAAAGATTAGATGCTAGAATGGAAAGAAGAAGAACAAGAAATTCGTAAGAGTGTTTAAGTAAAAGATTAAAAAAACAAAAATGGCAGAAGATAATTCAGTACCACAAGGAGCAAATAAATATTCTGTTTATGCTCAAAGAGACGTAGATAGCACACAATTTAACTGGGCAAACGCAGCAGCAGATATTACTAAATCCTTTACTGATGTTCGAGATGATAGAAAAAAAAGAAAAGAGGATTTAGAAGATGGGTTTGATAAATCAATGTCTTTACTTCAAGAGGTAGAGGCAATGCAAACTAAAACTGCTGGAGAAAAAATAACAGCAGCTTCTCAGGCTTCTGTTGATGCGTTAGTTAAACAAAACGAACTGATGAAAAGTGGAAAGATTTCTGTCAGAGATTATCAAAGATTTGAAGCTAGGTTAAAAGCTGGTTATGCAAATGTAAACAAAGTTGTAAAAGGATGGGATAAATGGCAGGGTGAGACTAACACAAGAATGACAGAAGGAACAAGTGGTTATTTAGAAATTGGAAACGCTCAAGATGTTCAGCCTTTAGGTAATTTTTCAGAATATGAATTAGTAACGAATCCATTTACTGGAAACTTATCTTATGCAAAGTTAGAAGCGGATCCAAACGATTCTACTAAAAAGATATTACCAAAAGATGCAAGTGCGTATAAACCACCATCAGAGGTTTTTGCAAGTATGAATTATCGTCAAAATAAATACGATGCTCGTAAAGCTGTTACAGGAATTACAGATAATGTAGCTACTGTTATAACAGCGTTTCAAGAATCATACAAAAAAGATGGTTCTGGAGGAAGTGTTAAAAGTCTTGAAGATTTTAGACAAATTGGAAAAGTTGGAACTTCTGGTTTAGGTTATAATGAATGGTTGGAATCTTCTGTTAACTCTGTGGTTAATAATACAACTGCTGGTCAAATTTTATATGATAATGGTTATGGCGCAGCTAAAACCAAGGAGGAATTTAAAAAACGTTTTCCAGGATTAGCAGATGATAAATGGATAGAATATAAAAGTGAAAACGGAACTTTAATTCCTGTATACAAAACTGGTCAATTAGAGTCGGCAAAAACAATAGTTAGAGAGATGATTGAGTCTCAGATAGATAGTAAATTTACTCAGACTTCAGGAACAGGGCCTCAATCCGAATCAGCCACACAGGCTGCATTAAGAATAAAAAACGAAGCAGTTATAGTAGACTTAGATATAGCCGCTAAAATTGCGACTGGTAACCTTGGAGATTTTCTTTCGTCTGGATCTCAAGGGATTGTTGGGGTTAACCAAAGGCTACTGGAAGCTGGAATTAGATCAAAGGATGGTTTTATTGATTCTATTACAAGACAAGGAGATGAGATTATAATAGAATATCAAAGTGGCAGAAAATCTACTCCAATTAAAAGAAAAAACCCAGATAACAGTTTTAGAACTACGGAAGAAATAGCAAAGGAAGTATACCAATTAATTTCTCCTAATGGAAAATCTTTTGTTAATGATTTAGCAACTGCTAAAAAAGGTGGATTTACGTTTGATTCAAATGTAAGGGATAAAACACCAGCAGAGGTTGAGTCTATGTTAGAGATAAAAAAAGCAACAGAATATTTAATAGACAGCGGAGTTGCTAATCCAACACCAGCACAAATAACAGATGCTATTGAAAATGAAGAAATTGACCAGATTACTCAAGCAGAGATAAACGAAGTAATGGAAAGCGGTGATATACCACAGGTATACGTTGGCGAAGATGCAGTACAATACGCTTCAGTAGAACCTTTAAAGTCTAAAAATGTAGGTGATAACATTCAAAAAAGTGTAGGAGCTGATATGAATGACACAACAGGTGCAGATTATATAAAACAAAAATATAATTCTACTGAAGGGGAAGATGATGATAATTTAACTACTAATGCCAGTCTTTTTGATGGCCCAGCGGATAGAGCAAAAGCTCTACAAGGCCCTATGAAAGCAACACTAAACGGTTATCTTCCTAGAAAATTAAAGGGAAAGGTAGACATGACTCTTAAAGATGATGGTACGATAGAGGTGAAATATGATGGAAAAACTTTAGATATAACTGGTGTTACTAACATAACTTTAGGTAAAAATGAAACATTTGTAAAACTTGATGCTATAACAAACCAGATAGCTCAAGATGTTACAGCAAGGTATAATACAGTTAGGGGTTCTAGAAAAGGTGGATCGCCTACGCCAGCAGAAGTGGCGGATGCTACACCTCCAAATACAAATTCTGGAAATGCTGGAAATGAACTTTATAATGAGGTAACTGGTGATGATGTAGCAGTTATAGAAGGATCAGGCCCTATTACTGAAGATGTAGTTACTGAA